ACATCGACGCCGATTACCGGATTGATTGCTTGAGTTGCCATGTTTTTCCCTTTCGATTAAGCGACGAGAACGCCCTGCAGGAAGCCGTTCGACAGCGTCATGTTGCCCGCGAAGCCGACCAGACGCACCATCGCGTCCTGGTTGACCGCGAAGCGCTCGTCGCCCAGCGGGGTGAAGAAGCGGTCAGCGTGCGGACGGAAGTACAGGTAATCCGTGTTCAGCATGTACATGCAGTTCGTCGGAGCGCCGCCGCCGTAGCCGCCATCCAACACAACGTCCGCCCCCATATATTTCAGGGTCTGGAAGCCGGCCGAAGCGGTATCCGCATCCGCGAAACGCTGGTTCGCCTGCAGAGATTCCAGGTACAGGCGGTAGAAGTTGTTGTCGGCCACGATCAGGTCCGGAGCATCGGCGCCGCGAACGAGCTGCAGATACAGCTTGTTCATGTACGACTGGATGTTCTGGCTGGTCACCGCAGCGCCGCCGTCGGTCACACCGGAGAACTTCTTGTTACGCCAGAAGCTGCCGATGGTGGTCGAACGGTCGATGCCGCCGACGACGCCGGTAGACGGGTTGGACGACACCAGCAGTTGCAGGCCGCCGATCTGACGGCCGCCATCCGCGGTGCCGTCGCTGTAGCAGTCCAGCGCGATGTTGTTGACCAGGGTGCGCTCGGCGTTGGCGATGCGCGATTCCAGCAGGTCGATGATCGCTGCTTCGCCGCTGTTCTGCAGCATTTCCAGGCCGGAGATCGAGACAGCCACGGCAGCCTGAGCGTAGTTGAACTCGGCGCCGGTGAACACGTCGCTCGGCGAGATGTTCAGGGTTTCGTAGCCGCTGTAGCGCTTGTAGGTGCCGTTTTCAGCGTATTCGAGTTCCTGCACGATGGTGCGACCGCCGGAGACGGGCTTCACTTTGCCCTTCTTCTTGATGCGGTTCAGCAGTGCATTGTTTTTGGTAACGTTGTCCTGCAGCTTGCCGGAGCGATTGCGCAGGGTCGTGGTGACGATTTCGGTCAGAGTGCTAGACGGGTTTGCCATGAATGGCTCCTAAGATAAAAGTTAAACTCGTTTTGCGGCGAATTGCGCCGCCAGTTCGTCCCGCAGCGATCTCATGCCGGCTTTCGGATCGATCGATTGACCGATACCGGGGGAGCCAACTACAGAACCTGCTGCTCGACGTGCTGCATCAGCTTTGGCTTTCATCTCGGCTGCCCGCTGCGCCTCTGCCGCTTTTTGCTGCTCGGTCAGGAGGGTGGAGCGAATGTCAGGCCGTGCCCAAACTGCCTGGTCATAGGCGTCTTGCAGATCCTTGGCCTGCCCAGCCTGGAGCAGCGCGGCCATGTGGCCTTTTACGTGCTCGAAATGGACATTCTTCGGATCGGCGGCAAACGCGTCGATCATGCTTTGCGTCTGAGCTTGTTGCTGCTGCTGTGCCATGTACTGCTGTTGCCGCTGTTGTTCTTCAAAAGCGGCGACTTTCTGCTGCAAGGTTTGCAGGGTCGGATCGACATGCGGCTGCTCGGTGAACAGCGCCTGCGGATCGATGCCCACTTGCTGGATCAGTTGCCTGATCGCTTGTGTCTTGGTTGCTGGATCGCCCGCAAACAGCACGCGCGAGGTTTCCAGCATGTTCTTCACCACTGCCATCGGGTTTCCGCCCTGCTGCGAGATCAGTGGCATGTACGGGTCGATGACGGTCTTCATCGCCTTGGCAAACTGGCGTTCACCGTCCTGGCGCGTGAATTCGCGGTGGATGTCCGCTTCGCGCCTGGCGATCTCTGCCTGCACGCTGGCCGGGACTTTCTCCCATTCGGCCTTGGCTGCAGCGGAGAAGCTGTTCGGTGCCAGGGTCGGCCGGTTCGGCTTTTCCTCTGCCGGCTGCTCGGGCTTGATTTCCTGCACCTTGCCGGTTTCCGCTGCCGGCTCGGTCTTTTCCTGCTTGACTGGCTCGGGAGTGTCTACCAGCTCGGTCTTTGCGAACCTGCCGGCTTCATCGCGGGTGCGGACTTCCTTCGCCGCGCTCTCGATGGCATCCCGCAGACTGCTGGACTCCTCGACTACCGGAGTGTCAATCTGTTGCTCGATTTCTTCCATTCATACTCCTAAGTGCGAAGCACTTGTTTGACGGCCTGGACCAGTTCCGGCTTGACGTTGTGATCGCCCTGGTATGTGCGTTGCTGCGGCAAGTCGTTGGCGTCAACGAGGTTATGCCGCTTCATGTGCTCGCGCCGATCGGAGCGGGAGTTGATCACTTCCCCGTTGACCGGGGAGCGGAACGGGGCCAAGTCCGGCGTCACATACGGCGCCGTAATGACCCGCTCGACCATCTGCCCGCAGTGGTCGGGCAATTCCTTGTAGCGGGCGACAGGCAAATAGACATCCTGCGCATGTCCGCAGACTGCGCATTTCGTTGCGTAAATTGGCATGATTTCCTAGAGCTGGAGAAGCGCTATCAGGTCTTCTTCCTCTTCGTCGTCGCGGCGCTTCTGCTCCGCTTCCCATGCGGCCATCAGCGCCTTGACCTCGGAAAGATCAAGCTGCTGCGGCTCGAGGCGCTTGGCCTCGATGATCGGCTTGACCGGCGCCGGCAGTTCTTCCTTGACCGGCTCGGGCGCTGCTTTCAGCCCCTGCCAGGCTTCGCGCACATCCGCGGCGATCTCGTCGCGCACATGCCGCTTGCGCCAGGCTTTCTCATCCCAACCGCGCCATTTCGTGTTGCCGCCGCGGGAAACGCCGTCTGCCGTGTCGGTTTTGCCGAAGGTCGGCACGCCAACTGCGGTAGTGGCTTGCACGCCCTGCGGATATGCCGTCGCGCTTACCGGGCCGCTTGCGGTGACATTGCCGACTGCAGACGCTGCTGCGACGCCCGCGGGTGTTACGGATGCATCGCCCGTTGCTGTTGGCGATCCAATGGCCGAAACCGACGAGACGCCAGTAGGCAAAGCTGATGCCCCACCAGTCGCTACCGGCGATCCGACAGAAGATGCAGCCGACACACCAGCAGGCGATGCTGTTGCGTTCGTTCCTGCCGATGCGCTCGGGCTGCCTACTGCTGATGTCGCAGATACGCCGGATGGCGTTGTGTTGGCGTCCCCAGTTGCGGCAGGAACACCGACAGCCGACGACGCTTGAACGCCAGATGGCGTTGCGGTTGCATAACCAGCCGCAATGAGGCTGCCGACTGCGGATGCTGCTGATACACCGACCGGCGTTGCGTTGCCGTTCGTGCCGCTGTTATTTACCGCCAGCCAGAGACGGCGGCGCGGGGCTTGGAATACCTGCCAGGGGTTGGCGCTAATCTGCGCGATTTCCGCATCGGTCAGGCATCGCGCAATGACGCCGGCCGCGTAGAGCGTCGCATTCGTCGCGGTCGGGAAATAATCGCCGCTGCCGCCAACGAACAGTGCGGACGCCGTTGTAGTCAGCGCGACAGCGGACGACGCTACGAATTTCCCGCCGACGTAGCCGCGAACCGTCGCGCCGTCATACGTTCCAGCGAGGTCGTATGTCGCTCCCGCAACAACGCTTGACACGACAGTAACGTAGCCTCCATACCAATGCAGGATGATGCTTCCGTTGTATAACTCAAACGAAAACAGGCAGTTATTAACACTGCTGCCAATTGCGAGAAGCGACGTATTGCCGTTATTCGCGTTGATTGTGACACGCGCGAACATCGTGCGCGCCTGCGCGCCACTTACCGGCGAATTAGCCGCCGTTGTCCAAGCAAGGCCGCTCGCTGCGCCAGTTGACGCAAAGCCGACGCCGTTTTGCCCCTGCGTGAAATTTGCGAGCGTCGAACTTTGCGGCAAAAACTGCGCGCCAGCATAGCCGCTAACGACGAGCGAGGGCGCTTTCGTAACGCTCGTCGTTAGCGGAACAGCTTGTTGCGGCTGCTGCGTCAGCGGGCCGCGCTGAAGCACGAGCGCGCCGCTCATTACACCACCGTCGCGCTTACTTCAGCGGTGCGCATCGAGCCGGCGCTGAACGCCACGCCGCAATCATTCTTGACCACGAATCGCACATACGGCGGCAGCGATCCGCCGAACGCGGCCGCGACGCTGAATTGCTTCACCTGAGCACCAGATGCCGTCTTGAGCGGCAGCGCGCCGATGAAGGTTAGATCGCCCTCGTCGGTCGTCGTCGTGCCGCTACCAGGGCCGGATTGAAACGTGGTGTTGTCTAGCGAGCCTTGCGCGAACAGCACGGCCTGCTGATTGCCCGTGGTCGTGCCATTCGGCGTGACGTTCAGTTCTGCGAACAGGTCGAGCGGCTGGTTCGTCGTGCAGTTATAGCTTGCCGAGGTAACGTAAGTGCCGGATGCGAGCGTAGACAGCCCGGTGACGGTAAGCGCGGTCGCGGTGCCAACGACTTGTTTTACTGTTGCCATTGATTACACTCCTGCCGCGTAAATATCTTCCACCGTCACAGCCGGCACGCCGATAACCTGCGCGCGCGATGCCGGCAGTTCTGCCATTGCCTTCAATTCTGCCGCCTGCGATGCAGTGATGACCGCTGCAGCACTAAGCGCATCGAGCATCCCCTGCGTCGCAGGATTGCCGACATCAAGGCCGCTGTCTTGGCCCAGGAATTTCATCGCCCACTTGACTGCGCTCATCGGGCAGGCGTCCAGCGCATCCAGCACAGCCGCGCCATCGCTCAATTCCGCCAAGATCGTGCGCGCTGTCACATAGCGCGACTGCACTTTCTTCTGTGTCTGCGCGTTCAGCAGATCGCACACGGCGCCAAGCTGACCCGATGAAAGCAGCGGCGCGTAACCGAGCGCAGCCGGGTCAGTGGCAAGCTCGTTTTTCAGCGCTGAGAGTTCGGATGCGTTCATTTCAGAGGGTCAATCCGGTTATGTATGCAGTGATCCGGCCAGAACACGTTCAGTAGCCGGCAGACCGCGGAGCAGAAGCGGCAGGGCGAGCCAGCCACGATCTCCTTGCCGCATGCGCTGGAAATCGGCTCAAGTGCGCCACCGCGTAGCACGTTGAGCAGCACATCGAGTGCCACCCATATACGGCGCAGGTAAGCCATCACGCGATGCGGATCAGGCCGTTGGTCGCGTCAGCGGTCGGCCAGGTGATCTGGAACGTGCCATTCGTGCTTGTGATGTCGCTTGCGCCGAAGCTGACAGCGGCAACAGCCTTGTTCGACTTGCTGCTGTTGTAGATAAGCGCGCCGCGGGCCGTGATCGTGGAGCTAGGCCAGTTCGTGTTTGCAAACGTGAGAACAGCAGTATCACCGCTGAGCGACACGGCAAAGCCGGAAAGGGTGTTGCCGCCTGCCGTGTAGCCCGTTCCGGTCACCTCTCCAGTCGCGCTATAAGCAGTCGTGGCAGTGCCGATCGTCGCCGTGCTCGGGTAGAGCGCGACTTTGTACGTGTCTGCGGAACTATGAATGCCCTGCAGGATTTCTTGCTTGTAGCTGTCGCAAAGTGCGGCGGTGATTGCCATTATTGGACTCCGATGATTCGATTGTTAGCGTCACGGATGATCGGGCGACCATCCAGCGAAACTGCCCTGCCAGATGCGTCGCGCTCCACCGTTCTCGGCCTGCTGATGTGCTGCATTAGCTGCTGAACTTGGTCTTGCAATGCCGCGATGGTGGACTGCGCATCGTCCTGAGCCGGCGCCTGCTCTGCTGCCTCGCCGCCCCCGAGATCATCGGAAACGGTATCGGCTGCAGCGCTTTCGGCAGCGATGAGCGCGTTGTCGGTGCTAGTCTTGGCAGTGATCTGCGCAACCTCGACCTTGGTTGCAGCGTCCAACTGTGCTTTCCAGCGCTGGAACTCCATTTCGCGCTGATGCCGCTGGTCGTCCAGTTGCGCCTGCACCATCGCCAGCCGCTCCTGCGATTGCAGCTTCGCCTGCTCTGCCTGCGCGTCAGCCTGTGCGCGTGCTTGGTCGGCCTGCGCCTGCACCTGCATCTTCATCTGCTCGGCTTGCTGGTTGGCTTGCAGTTGCTGCGCCTGCGATTGCTG